CTCGCCCGAGGCATATGCCCGCATATTCGAGGGCATTCCCGAGGGCGCACAGATCCTCGAAGAACTGGTCGCGCGATTCGGCCGAAATCCCTACGTGAAGGGCGGGCTGGAGGCGCAGCGGCAGACCGATTTCAACGCTGGGCAGATGAGCGTGGTGACGCACATTCTGTCCCGCATCAACGCAGCCAATGGAGCGCCGACAGATGACGACCAGGAGTAACCGACATGTTTGGATGGATCAAGCGACTGATGGGACGGAAGGCGGGGCCGGTGGTGGAGGCGTCGGAAGTGGCGCAACAGATCCGGCAGGCGCAGCCGGGGCAAGCGGTGCCGGCGCCGCCTCATCTGCTCTCGCATCCGGCGCTGGTGCCGCCCCCGCAACCGGAACCGCTGGCGCCTTCGACTGGATACCCGAAAAGCACCGCGTCACGAAAGAAGACGGGACGTTCGACCTCGAAGCGTCGGCGCGCAAGGTAGCCGAGGCACACGGCCATCTGGAGAAGCGGTTCGGCTCGGGCGATCTGCCGCCGAAGTCCGCCGACGAGTACGCGCCGAAGGTGGGCGTCGAGGGCTTCAACTTCGACGAGTTCAAGGCCGATCCTGCGATGCAGACATTCCTCAAGGGGGCGCACGCCAAGGGGATGACGAACGACCAGTTGAGTTTCGCCATCGAGCAGTTCCTCGAAGTCGCGCCGTCGCTGGTCGAGGGATCGGGCAAACTCGACGCCGAGCAGTGCAAGGCTGCGCTGTCTGAGGTGTGGGCGAAGCCGGAGGAGGCCAAGGCGAACTTCGCACTTGCCTACCGCGCCACCGAGGCATTCGCATCGAAGATCGGCGTCACGTTCGACGAGATCGAGGCGGCGGGTCTGGGCGACAACCCGCTGTTCATCCGCATCATGGCCGCCATCGGCCCGGAGCTGGGCGAGGACACCAGCCCGCACACCGAGGGCGCAGGCGGCGGCATGAGCGTCGAGGAGTTCGAGGTGCAGGCCGCGACACTGCGCCAGCAGTTGCAAGAACTCCCGCTCACCGACAAGCGTAGGCCGGCTGTGAAGGCGCAGTACGATGCGCTTTACGCCAAGCGTTTCGGCACATCGAAGCAGAAGCTCGGCGGCAGCGCATCAATCACCGCCTGACCCCTGCATCTTGCCGGGATTCCGGCCACTTCATCGCGCGACCATTGCGGCCAATACATCGGCCCGCAGTGGCGTGCGGATACCCGACCCGATAGGCCCGCAGCCCGTGTAACTCAGCCGACACGAGGCGCGCAGCAGTAGCAGGCCCGCACATCCGAGCGGACACCCTGATCCGGCGACTTCCTCAATGGAGACGCAGATCATGAGCCAGTACATCACCGAAGCATTTGTCCAGCAGTTCGCGGACAACTTCATGCACCTGTCGCAGCAGATGTCCAGCCGCTTTGAGCGCGCTGTGACCGTCGAGAGCGGCATCAAGGGCGCGAGCAAGAGCATCAACCGTCTGGGCGCACGCACCGCGCAGCGCCGCACCGCACGCCACGGCGACACCCCGATCAACGACCAGCCGCACTCCACGCGCTTCATCGACCTGTTCGACTGGGAAGATGGCGACATGCTGGACGATCAGGACAAGATCCGCATGATGGCGGACCCGACCAGCGAATACACGAAGGCGATGGTGCAGGCACTGTCCCGCGCGAAGGATGAGGTCATCATCACCGCGCTGGCCGGCAACGCCCGTTCGAGCACTGGCAACGTGGCGCTTCCCGCTGCGCAGAAGATCGCGGTCGGCGGCACGGGTCTGACCAAGGCCAAGATGATCCAGACCCGCAAGATCTTCCGCGCAAACGAGGCGGACGAGGAGAACGGTCAGGAGCTGTTCATGGGCTACAGCTCGACGGCGCTCTCCGACCTGCTCTCGGACACCACGCTAACGAACTCCGAAGTCAATACGGTCCTGTCGCTTCAGTCCGGACAGCTTCGCGAAGGCAAGCTCATGGGCTTCACGATGATTCCCTCGGAGCGGTTCGCGAAGATCTCGACCACGCGCTACCTGTATGCCTGGGCGAAGACCGGCGTGGCTCTGGGCATCGGCGAGGACATCAAGGTGCGCATCGGTGAAGATCCGGGCAAGGGCTACAACATGCGGCCCTACGCCAAGATGAGCCTGGGCGCTGTCCGCGTCGAGGAAGAAAAGGTCGTCGAGATCGCCTGCGTCGAGTCCTGATCGCCATAACCCGAAGGAGTATCAATCATGGCAGTCGTTGAACTGAAGTCCACCGCGATCACGAACGCGGACACCGCTTCGCAGAAGCTCAATTCCACCCGCCTGCAAGAGGGGCGCATGAAGGAGTCCGTCGGCACGGTTGCAGCGGCCAACGGCGACAGCATCGCCTCGATCTACCGGTTCGCGCGTATCCCTTCGGGCGCTCGCGTCTCGGAAGTCATCCTGCTGTGCGATGCCGTCACCAGCGGCGCGGGCGATGTGGGCCTGTACGACGTACCGACCGTCAATGCTGGCGCGGTGGTTGATGCCGACCTGTTCGGCTCGGCCGTGTCGATTGCCACGGCGATCACCACGGGCACGAACATCGTGCATGAGTCCGGCGTGTATGGCATCGAGGACGTGGAGAAGCCGCTGTGGGAAGCCCTCGGCCTGACCGCTGACCCGCGCAAGCTGTACGACATCGCGATGACGCTGACCGCCGCTACCACGGCAGCCGGTGACATCTCGCTGAAGGTGCGCTACGTCGACGGCAACTAGGCCGGCTGAGTAGGGCAGGGCAACAACGGGTCGGGCGGGCGGTTGCTCGTCCGACCTTTTGCACGAATGGGGAGACGGAAATTACATCATCGGTGACCATCTGCTCGAATGCGTTGCTCTCGCTCGGCGACGAGCCCATCGCATCGTTCGACGACGCGACGCCACGCGCACGGCTGGCTGCCAGCCTGTACCCGTCCTGCCGCGACTACCTGCTGCGCTCGCATCCGTGGAACTTCGCCACGAAGCGGGTGATCCTCGCGGCCGACACCTCGCCGCCCGCCTTCGGCTACGCCAACCGCTTCCGCCAGCCTGACGACTGGCTGCGCACCATGCAGGTCGGCCAGTACGCCGAGGACCGGATCGACTACCTGCACGAGTCCGGCTACTTCCTGACGGATGAGTCGGTGTTCTACCTGCGCTATGTCTGGAGAAACGACCAGGAAGCGACCTGGGACGCGCTCGCGATCCGCGCGATGGAAGCGGTCATGCGCCAGGTCTTCACGTACCCGGTCACTGCATCGACGAGCCTGGAACAACTGACGACGCAGGTACTCGAACCGTTCCTCAAGCTCGCGCGCACGGTCGATGGACAGGACAACCCGCCGGACACCTTCGGCGACTTCCCGCTGCTGGCTAGCCGGTACGGGGGCTGATCAGTGCCGAAGATCAACTACGCACAGACCAACTTCACGGCGGGCGAACTGTCGCCGCGCATCTATGGCCGGTTCGACATCAGCCGGTATGCCAATGGCGCCAAGACCATCCGCAACGGCACGCCGACGATACAGGGCGGCGTCAAGCGCCGGGCCGGCACGCGCTGGTATGCGGAAGTGAAGGACAGCACCAAGGAAGTGCGCCTTGTGCCGTTCGTGTTCAACCGCGATCAGGCTTACATCCTCGAATTCGGCGACCTGTACGCGCGCTTCTTCGACGAGAGCGGGCAGATCCTGCACTCAGGCTCGCCCTACGAGATCGCGACGCCCTACAGCACCGCCACGGTGGCCGAGATCGGCTATTCGCAGGGCGCGGACACCATGTTCATCGCGCACACCAGCACGGCCACCAGGCGGCTGCAGCGCTTCGCCGTGGATAACTGGACGCTGACGACAGCGCCGTTTGAAACCGAGCCGTTCGACGAACTTGGCGAGCGCCCGGCAACCGGCCTCACGCTCTCGTCCGCTGCGGTCGGCACCGGCATATCTGCCACGGCAGCGGCAGCGGCTTTCCTCGCCTCCGACGTTGGCCGCGACATCACCTATGGCAGCGGCCGGGCAACGATCACGGCCTACACCTCGACCACGGTCGTCACGGTCAGCGTCACTCAGGAATTCGGCAGCACCTCGTCAGCATCCGGTGAGTGGGTTATCGAGAGCAGCCCACAGACGACCTGCACGCCCAGCGCAAAAGACCCGGTTGGGCAGACGGTCACGCTCACGCTGTCGGCGGCCGGCTGGCGCTCGACGGACGTCGGCAAGTATGTGAAGGTGAATCGCGGTCTCGCCAAGATCACGGCCCACACCTCGGCGACGGTGGTCAGCGCACAAATCCGTGCTGTGATGGATGCGACCATCGGAGCGCCGGCTGGATCGTGGTCGCTGGAATCATCGGTGTGGAACGCGACGAACGGCTACCCTGGCGCCTGCACGTTGTACCAGCAGCGACTGTACCTGGCCGGATCGACTGCCTATCCACAGACCGTGTGGGGCTCGCGCATCGGTGAGTACCTGAACTTCGAGTTGGGGACTCTGGACGACGATGCGATGCAGATGTCGCTCTCGTCCGACCAGATCAACCCCATCGCGCACATCGCGCAGATCAACGCGCTGGTCGGCCTGACCTACGGCGGCGAATTCACGATGTCCGGCGGCGTGGAGAAGCCCATCGCTCCCACGAACATCAGCATCAAGTCGCCGTCTGTCTATGGTTGCAATCGTGTGCGGCCGATCCGCGCTGGCAATGAACTGCTGTTCTGGCAGCGGGCGAGCCGCAAGCTGCGCGCGCTCGGATACCGATTCAACGAGGACACCTATTCAGCGCCGGATATTGCCGTGCTCGCCGACCATCTGACCGAGGGCGGCATTGTCGACATGGCGTACCAGCACGAACCGGAGTCGATCATCTGGTTGGTGCGTGCTGATGGCGTGCTGATCTCGGTCACATTCGAGCGCGAACAGGACGTGATCGCCTGGGCCCAGCACACCACGGACGGCTTCTTCGAGCGGGTCGCTTCCATCCCGGCGGAAGACGGATCGGACCATGCGTGGGTCGTCGTGCGGCGCACGATCAACGGCGCCACGAAGCGCTACATCGAGCGCATGGATGCCGATCTGAACACGGACAGCACGATCACCGGGGCGAACCCGGCCGGCGCAACGGTCTGGACTGGCCTCGATCACCTCGAAGGCAAGACGGTCGACGTCGTGGCCGATGGCGTGGCCCTGAATACCCAGGTCGTGACCGGTGGGCAGATCACCATCGAGCGCGCGGCCTACGCGGTCGAGATCGGGCTGCACTACAAGACGACGGTCGTGACGCTCACGCCGGAGATCGCGGGCGCGGAAGGCACGATTCAGGCGGCCGCACTGCGCTCGTCCCGCGTGATCCTGCGGTTCCTCGATACCGTGGGCTGCAAGCTCAACGGCGACCCGATCCCGTTCCGCCAGTTCGGCGCCGGGGTGCTCGACAGCGCGGTCACCCCGTTCACCGGCGACATGGACGTGACCAGTCTGGGGTTCGCGAAGGGGTTGGCCGAACTGACCATCGAGCAGGATCAGCCATATCCGTGGCACCTGCTGGCCGTCATCCGCACGCTGACGGCAAACCAAGGGTGACCGCCATGACGATCAGACCGGCAATGCTTGACGACCTCCCCGCGCTGATGGATCTGGCGCACCTGATGCACGCGGAAAGCCGGTTTGCCGAGTTCCCGCTGTCCGAACACAGGACGGCCCAGACGTTTGCGCGACTGATGGCGGCTGACGATGGCGCCGTGCTGGTGCTCGAAGGCGACGACGGGCAGATCGTGGGCGGCGTGATGGGTGCTGTGACCGATCACTGGTCGCTCGGTATCCGCGTGGCCGGCGAGCTGGCGGTGTTTCTGACGCCGGAGGCGAGGCGCGGGACGGCTGCCGTGCGCATCGTCCGGGCGTTCGAGGCGTGGGCTACGGAGCGCGGCGCGTCGAGCATCGACATGGGCATCACGACCGGCGTGCATACCGAGCGCACCGGGCAACTGTACGAGCGGATGGGCTTTGCATTCAAGGGCATGACCTACACGAAGGGGATCAGCGGTGTGTGACCCGGTAACGATGATGATGATAGTGGGCACGACCATGACGGTCGGCAGCACGCTGGCGCAGGGCAGTGCCGCGAACAAGCAGGCCAAGTTCGCCGCCAAGCAGGCGCAGGCGCAGGCCGATGCCGAACAGGTCGCGGCATCGCAGCGCGCGGAGAAGATTCGCCGGCTCGGACGCCAGCAGCAGGGCGAGGCGCGCGCGGCGCTGGCCGGATCTGGCGTGGATGTGGGCCAAGGTTCCGCGCTGGTGATCGACAAGCAGATCGGGCTGGATTCGCAGTCGGACGCGATGACCGAACTGCTGACCGGCACGCAGCGCGCGACATCGCTGAACGACCAAGCCGGCGCATTCAAGATCGCCGGCAAGAACGCCAAGCGCAGCGCGCAGATGTCTGCGCTCGGATCGGCCATCAGCGGTGGCGCGAAGGCGTCGTCCGGATGGCAAGGCACGCCGACGTGGGATCCGACCAAGCCCATCGGCAACGCGGAGTGGTGATCCATGCAAATACCTGTCGGTAATTTCGGGTTCAAGGTTGCAGAGCCGGCGCAGCGGGTGAATGCGCCGGCGGCGGCATTTGGCGATGCGCAGGGCACGGCCGATCTCGGGGCGAACCTGAGCAACGTCGCCGATGCCATGCAGGCCAAGCAGGTGAAGGCGGCGCAGGAGGCTGAACGCCAGATGCGCGAGCGTCTGCAGGCTGACGCTGCGCTTGAACGGGCCAAGGCAGCAAACGCTGTGCTGGATCGTGAGATCGCGGTCGATTCGATCAGCAAGGACATCAGCGCGCGCGTGGAGTCGGGTGACCTGCATTACGACCAGGCACCGGTCGAGTACAAGAAGGCGATCACGGCGCTGGGCACGCCCAAGCTCACGACTTCCGACCCGGTGACCGTGGAGAACTTCGACCGTGGCATCAAGCGCGCCGACTTCAAGGGCGAGTCCGGGATTGCCACGGTGGTCACCAAGGCGCGGGGCGCGGACATGCGCACGCAGACTGATGGCGTGCTCGACCGGCTGGGCAAGCTCGCCGGCATGCCGGGCGCGGATGTGGCCGCCATCACTAAGCAGGCGGACGGACTGGACGAACTCGGGCGTCAAGCCTACGGCGGTGCGTGGGGGAAGAAGAAGCAGGACTTCATCGACGCCAGTTGGGACGCTCAGTTGAACCAGCAGGCCATGTCCGTGCGCAACGACGTGAAGGGGATCGACGCGCTGGCGCAGAAGGTGACGTCAGGCGAGTACGCAGACAAGCTCGACTCGAACCGGCGAAACTCTCTGGTCGCCAAGCTCGACGGCTACAAGACATCACTCATTCAGCGCAACGAGGCTGCGGCGGCGCGAGCCGAGCGCGAGCGGGAACGGCTGCTCAAGCATGCGGAAGCCGAGTTCAACACGTTCCAGGCGCTGGCCGACAAGGGTACGATCCTCAGTCCTGAATACGTCGACCGAGCGGTCGCGGCCACGGCCGGCACACCGTACCAAGGCGGCATCAAGGCGCTGGCGCAGCAGGCACGCGAGACGGGCGGGCTTGCCTCGCAGCCGCTGCGCGCTCAACAGTCGCTGCTTGACCAGATCGACCGGCAGATATCGGCTACCGGTCGCACGCCTGAACTGGACAAGCGCCGGGAACAGATATCGAAGGTGCTCACCGCCAGCGAATCTGACCTGAAGGCCAATGGCCTGCGCGCGGGTCTGGAGCGCGGTGTCATCGCGGCAATCGCGCCGCTCGACACCTCGACGCCGGAAGGCTTCGCCGGATCGGTCGCCGAGCGCATCAAGCAGGCCGGCACGGTGGCGGCATGGGCCGGGAAGACGGTTTCGCCGCTTGACGCCGACGAGGCCGAGACGGTGCGCAAGATGCTGTCCGCGCTGCCGCCGAAACAGAGGTCCGAGGCGGTCGCGACGATCTCCGGTGCGGTCGGGCCGAAGCTTGCCGGCGCCATTGCCGAGCAACTGGACAAGCAGGATCGTCCGCTTGCGCTCGCGTTTGCCACGGCCGGCGACCGGACCACGGCGAACCGCTACACGTCCGAACTGATCCTGAAGGGTGCGGGCGCCATCAAGGACGGCACGGTGATGAAGGACAGCGCGAAGGTTACCGGCTGGCGGGCCACGATTGCGACCGAGGTCGAGGGCGCCATCGAGAACGAGCAGGCGGCGACGGCCGTCAAGGATGCGGCGTACTACATCGCGGCCGGCATCGCGCACGAGAACGGCGGCAGCCTGTCGTCGTCCGACCTGAAGAACGCGGTACGCCTGGCGGTCGGTGGCGATGTGGTCGAGCACAACGGAAAGAAGATCCCGATCCCGGCCGGCATGGATCAGGGCGACTTCGAGAAGCGCATCAAGAGCGTGTCGGCGGCGGATATCGCCAAGCAGTCGCAGGACGGGAAGGTGCGCGTCGGTGGCGTCGAGATGTCGGCGCAGGACTTCGCGGCGAGCGTGCCCGGCCAGCAGTTGATGTACGCCGGCCCCGGCCGGTATTTCGTCATCGTGAAGGGCCGTCCTGTCGTCAATTCGCAGGGCAAGCCGATCACGGTGGGGGTCAAGTAATGGGCTTGCTCGATGCGTACCAGGACAGCACCGACAAGGTGGCCGAGGTCATGGCTTCCCGGCCGGTGGAGCCCGAGCCGGCCAAGCCGAAACACTCCGCATGGTCGGTGATCCCGCGTGCCCTGGGTGCGGCCGGCGCCGAGGTGGTGGGCAATGTATCGGACGTGCTCGACGCCTTCGGGCAGACGGCAGCCGCAGCCGGGGGAATGGGGCCTGGCATCCGACCTGACAGCCAGAAGCGGACGGAGCAGTCCGCCGAGGCGTTCCAGAAGCTCAAGGTCGAGGGTCTGGACTTCCGCGGGGAGGATTCCCAGCAGGTCTACAATTTCGCGCGCGATCTCCGCCCCGACCCGATCACGGCCGGCAACGCCGAGAACATCGTGTTCGGGCTGACGAAGGGGCTGGCGAAGGCTGTCGGATCAGCGGCAACGCTCGGTCCGGTGGGTGGCGCGTTTGCCTTCGGTGGCTCGGAGGGCATGACCGCTGCCGAGGATCTGGCGGTGCAGGGCGTGGATAAGGCGACGCGCACGAAGGTCGGGGCCGTGACGGCAGCCATGAACACGGCGGGCGTGCTGCTTCCGGTGACGGGTAGCACGCTGGCGACGACGGCCACGCTGGTCGTGGTCGGCGGGCCGGGTTCGTTCATCGCGCAGCAGGCTGCCATCAATCACATCCTGAGCAGCGCCGATTACGGCGAGATCGCCAAGCAGTACGACCCGCTCGACCCGATGGGGTTGATCGTCTCGACGCTGGTACCGGCCGGGTTCGCGGCGTATGCGAAGCGCGGCGGGTTCGGTGCGACTGTCCAGGCGCGCGGGGCGACGCCGGACGACGTCGACGCGGCCATGACGCACAACCTGACGACGATGCAGGGCTACCGGGCAGAACTGGATCAGGTGTCCGGGCAGCGGCCGGCTCCGGCTGATTCCGTGCCCGCCGATACCGCACAGGCGGTTGATACGCCGCCGGCAACGGTTGTTCCCGACAGCATCGACGCGCCGGCCATGCCGAAAGAGGCTGCCAACGATGCCGCCGAGGTCGATGCCTTCCGCGCCCGGGTGGAGGAACTGACCGCCACGCAGCCGGACATGGTGGCGCGACTGGATGAGGCCGGGCAGCCGGTGCGGCTGGCGGATGAACTGGCCGCGATTCGCAAGGCGGCGCAGGAAGGCACCGATACCGACTTCGGGGCGCTCGATGCGCCGCTGCTGAAGGTGGCGGCCGAGTGCGCGCTGTCTATAGGAACAGCAGCGCTATGAGGAAGCCGGCCAGCGCCATGCCACCGACCACGTAGAGCCATTGCTTTGTGTAGGCCCATGCGTGTTTCCAGCTCCCGCCGAACACGCACAGGCCGGTGATGGGCACGATGGACGCCATGATTGATATCGCGACCACGAATCGCAGCGGTTCGGGGAACCACATCAGGAAGTCATAGACCATGCACGCAGACTGCATCAAGAAGGTGATGGCCGCCGCGGGCGGTCGGAAGATCAGCGACGCCAAGTTGCAGGCCATCGACGACGCGATCAGCGGAAAGATGCGCGAACTGGCCCGGCGCGATCCAGATGGATGGCGGGCGAAAACGAAGGATCAGCGTATCACCGAGGCGGCGCAGGCTGCAATGATGGATATCGAGGCAACGGCCGCGCGCAAGGAAATGCTCGCCGGAATGCAGGTGATCAAGGTCGCGGAAACGGCGTCCCGGCTGGATGACCTGCAGAAGGCGTCAGCGCAGAACGTCACCCGCTCGCAGGCGTTGGCTCGCGATATAGAGAACTCTGACAACTACATCCACGCGGTGCACGATGATGCCGTGTCCGGGCTGGGAGATATGCTGGACGCGGCAGCGAACAAGGATGGCACCGGGCTGCTGCGCAATCTCGGAATGCGGATATTCAACCTCGACAATCCGGCAATGACCGCCGACGTAGTGCGCGAGGTGTTCAAGGGTGCGGACGGTTCAACCGGCAACAAGACCGCGCGGGCCGGCGCTCGGGCATGGCTCGACACCATCGAGAAGATGCGCGTGCGGTTCAATGCGGCCGGCGGCGACGTGGGCAAGCTCGACTACGGGTACATCGGCCAGGCGCACGACGCCATGCGCATCGCCTCTGTCACGCCTGACGACTTCGCGGCCAAGGTGCTGCCGCTGCTGGACCGCTCGCGCTACGTCAATGAAGACGGCTCGATCATGACCGACGCGCAGGTGCTGCCCATCCTGAAGGCATCACACGAGACGCTGGCAACCGGCGGTCAGAACAAGACCGAGCCGGGGCAGTTCAAGGGAGCCGGCGCACGCGCCAACCGAGGCAGCGAATCGCGCGTGTTGCACTTCAAGGACGGCGACGCGTGGATGGCCTACATGGCCGACTTCGGCGAGGGTTCGCTGTACGACTCCATGCTCGGGCACGTTGGCGCGATGGCGCGGAACATCGGCCTGGTCGAGCGCTACGGCCCGAACCCGGAGCAGACGTTCCGCGTGCAGGCCGACATTGCCGAGCGGGCAGACGGGCGCGGGACGGTGGCGAATCGCTCCTGGGGCAACACGCCACAGGCCCGGTGGGATCTGATCAGCGGCAAGACCAGCAGCCCGGAGAACCTGTTCGCCGCGCATGCCGGGCAGAACGTGCGCAACGTGCAGACCGCGGCGAAGCTGGGCGGCGCGGTGATCACCTCGCTGACTGACGTCGCCACGGTCGCGGCCACGCTGCACTACGACCGACTGCCGTACTTCGACATGCTCAAGAACCTGGGCCGGCAGATGGATGGCGAGCATCGCGAGTTCCTGCGCGCTCACGGGGTCATTGCCGAGAGCCTGACCAGCACGATGAACCGCTGGACGGGCGACCACATGACGAATAGCCTTGCGGGACGGGTCGCGGCGAGTGTAATGAAGCTATCTTTCATGAACGCATGGACTGACGGCCTGCGCTCGGCATTCTCGGCGACGATGATGCAGGGCTTCGCGAAGAAAGCCGGTACGGCATGGGCCGGACTGGACGACTGGGACCGCTGGCTGATGACCCGGAAGGGCATCACGGAACAGGACTGGAACATCATCAGCAAGGCCACGCCGACAGAGAGCGGCAGGGCCAAATACCTGACGCGCGACAGCATCCTTGCGACCGGCGACGAAGGTGCGCAACAGGCCGCGACGAAGTGGATGGCGTTCATCTCGGACGAATCGCAGTTCGCCGTGCTGAACCCGGATCTTGCGACGCGGGCGATCGCCACCGGTGGGGGCATGCCGGCCGGCACTATCCGGGGCGAGGCCATGCGCTCGTTCATGCAGTTCAAGAGCTTTCCGACTGCGATGATCACGCGACATTGGGGCAGGCTGTTCGACACGCCGCAGGGGCTCGGAGGCGCGCCGGCCGGGTTCGGTGCACAGACCGCAGCCGGGTCCGCGATCAACCGGACGGCAGTGCTGGCCGGGCTGAATGTGTCGCTCATGATGCTGGGCGCAATCGTGCTGCAGGAGAAGGCGATCCTCCAGGGCAAAGACCCCTACGACATGACGGAGCCAAAGTTCTGGGCGCGGGCGCTGGGGCAGGGCGGAGGACTGGGATACATGGGCGACCTGCTGACGAAAGACCCGACCGAGCAGCGCGGGAACAACTTCGAGCAGGCCGGCGGCGTGGTGCTTGGCCCCGCCG